TAATATACAATCTGGCGCGATATCATCACGCCTTAGGACGAAAACAACTTATTGTAGTCCCTACTACCAGTTTAGTAGAACAAATGTACGGAGACTTCGCTGATTACTCCACACACAATGGTTTTGAAGTATCCAAGTACTGTCATAGAATATATGGTGGTAAAGAAAAAACAAACAATGCTGACATAGTTATATCGACATGGCAGTCAATCTACAAGTATCCTAAAAAATGGTTTGAAGATTTTGATGTAGTATATGGCGATGAAGCGCATCTATTTAAAGCAAAGTCCTTGATGACTCTTATGGATAAATGCACCAACGCCAGATTTAGAATAGGGACTACTGGTACATTGGATGGTACAAAGACACATAGACTAGTCTTAGAGGGGGTGTTTGGAAAGGTATATAAGGTTACTAGTACCAAGAAACTTATGGATAAGAAAGAACTTGCAGACCTTAAAATTGTCTGTATGTTAATAGAGTATCCAGATGAAGAAAGAAAACTTGTGTCTAAAATGCCTTATAAGGAAGAGATGGATTTTATAGTAGGACACGCGGGCAGAAATGATATTATAAGTAAACTCACCGTAGCGCAGAAGGGCAATACACTTTTATTATATCAGTATGTAGAAAAACACGGTGCGGTACTACATAAAATGATATCTAAAATGACGAATCGCCCAGTTCATTTTGTGTATGGTGGTACGGAGACAGACCAGAGAGAACAGATTAGAGCGTTGACAGAAAAATCTGAGGATACAATCATCATTGCCAGTTACGGAACCTTTTCTACAGGTATAAATATAAGGAACCTCAATAATATTGTGTTCGCCTCGCCAAGTAAGAGTAGAATTAGAAATCTACAATCAATTGGAAGGGGACTTCGGAAAAGTGAAATAAAAACAAAATGTAATTTGTTTGATATTGGTGATGACCTTTCTTGGAAACAGAGAAAAAATTATACTCTGAATCACCTACTAGAAAGAATTAAAATGTACAATGAAGAATCCTTTGATTATAAAGTAGTGAAACTAAACTCACAAGGAAAGATATGACAAACGAACCAAAAATAATTGTTTTCGATAGTGGACTGCAAATAGTTGCTACCGTAGAGGAGTCTGATACACTGGACGCCCTTGAAAAAATAAAAGTTCACTACCCAATGGAAATCATGAGATTGCCAGTATCCATGACTCACGAAGCTTATTCTGTAAGACCGTGGATATCATTCTCAGATGAAACTGTGTTTGAAGTAAATACAAATAACATAGTATCAATCGCTCCACTTAGTGCGGGCTTCCACGAGGGTTATGAAAATATGAAAGATGGGTTTTTAAATCAACCGAAAGCATTGCCGCCTGTCGATGATTTTTATGAAGAAGAATTAGATGAGGAACCCAATTGGGATTCGGAAACCATTAAGGAAATGGTAGACGAAATTATGGGTAAAAAGAAAAGGATATTACATTAGATATAGCTATCCTTAAACGACAACTCATTATACAGGAAACTTTGGGCAGTTGTCAAGAAAAATTTTCAATTTTTTTGCTTGACTTTTGCATAACTTTACTATAGAATGGACAACATTATGACTAAAAAATCAGAAACAAATAGACACTATGTCAACAACAAGGAATTCCTTGCTGCTATGACCGAATATCGAGAGTCGGTATTAGAGGCTGCAGATAAAGGAAAAGATAAACCGCGTGTGACAGAGTATATCGGAGAGTGTTTTGTAAAAATTGCAAACCATCTCGCATACAAATCAAATTTTGTAAACTATACATTCAGAGAAGAAATGATTTTGGATGGTATAGAAAACTGTATCACATACATTGATAACTTCAATCCAGAAAAATCAAAGAATCCTTTTGCGTACTTTACGCAGATTACATACTATGCTTTTCTGAGAAGGATACAAAAAGAAAAGAAACAACTTGACACCAAGTACAAGTACATTCAGAACCTTGACATGCAATCTATCATAGATGGTGAAGAGGGACAGGGTGGTGGTTCTGCTGAGTTTATTGAATACATGAAGAAACAGATAGATGAAGCGGAAAAACATAATGCCCAATACGCAGAACAAGATAAGAAGGTTCCTAAGAGGCGTCCAAAATATCTGGATGATAAGGAAGCAATGAAGATGGCAAAGGAGAAAATACCAGAGTTGAAAAATGCGGAAAAAAGTACTTGACTTTTGCCCTCAGATAGCGTATAATGTGTAGTTATATAAAGTTTAATTGGAGTTTTCTTTATTATGAACATATTTTATTTGCATAAAACCCCTACCGTATCAGTAAAAATGCATTGCGACAAACATGTCGTAAAGATGGTTATTGAGTATGCTCAGTTATTGTCTACTGCCCATAGGATGTTGGATGGTACACACTGGATTGACGCATCTAGTGGTAGGAGAATCAAACGGTGGCGACTAGACAATTCCAACATGGATGGTGTCTTATACAAAGCGTCACATATCAATCACCCATCTGCTATATGGGTTCGTCAAAACAATTCCCAGTATCAATACATGTACAATATGTTTGAAAATCTTTGTGATGAGTACACATACAGATATGGTAAAATACACATGACTGATTCTAAGTTGCGTGAATTGTTAGTTGACTCACCAAAGAACATACCAATTGGTTCATTCCAAGAACCACCACAATGTATGCCATATTACTGTAAACAGTCCAACGCTGTTGATGGGTACAGAACCTATTACAGAGAAGAGAAAAAAGGTTTCGCTAAGTGGACTAACCGCGATGTACCAGAGTTTATGAATGTCGCATGATATTATCAAAAGAAGATACGATATATGCTAGTAAGATAGTTGTTGATTACTTCTCAAAGTTTGAGAGGATTGATGATTATTTTCGTGCAAGAAAAATTGAAAGGGTGAAGGCATTGCCTCCGCCTCTTTTTGGTATGAGCGTAGAGGATGATATGTTCCAGAGTTGGGATATGCATCCAGAAGAAATGAATTTTTCAGTTGTTCAAATGAACAATGAGGTGTTTGACCAGATGCTAGAGATGACCGCATCTTTTTCACCAGACCAAGCGCCAGGCAAAGAATTAAAACTGATTGTGAAAGAAACGAATACAAACACAGCAGTTGGTTTTATCAAGTTGGGGTCACCGTTAATAAACTCCAAACCAAGGAATGATTTTCTTGGTGGTGTCCCCGACTTGCCTATCTTTAATAAGAGGGCAATCATGGGGTTTAATATAGTTCCAGTACAACCATTTGGATTTAATTATCTTGGTGGTAAGTTACTGGCTGCCATTTGTTGTTCGCATGAAGTACGAAGGATGTTGAACAAGAAATATAATACAGAGTTCTGTTTGTTTGAGACTACATCTTTATATGGTAACATAAAGGGTGCTAGTATGTACGATGGTATGAGACCCTTCCTAAGATATAAGGGAGATACCATGTCATCATTCTTACTAACTATGGGTGAAGAGATTTATTTTCATCTACGCGATTGGTTTGAAGAAAAGAATGGTGGTGAGGTTCTTATTCACAAAGGTGCATCTAGTAGAAAACTAAAATACCAAACAAAGATGATTCAAGTTCTCAAGGCAAACCTAAAAGAACATGATGTAAAAGCATATGAGTTGTTTGATAATGTAATCAAAAAGTCAACCGATGTGACTACACAAAAAAGATTCTATATGTCAGAGTACGGATATAAGAATGTACGCGATGTACTTTTGGGTAATACAGATACACTAGAGAAGGCAGAAAACTTTGATAGGTTTGAACTAGAAAATGTTATTGATTGGTGGAAAAAGAAAGCCGTCAAGAGATATAGCAACTTGGTCTCCGATGGAAGAATACGAAAGGATTTGGAAGTCTGGAATTCTGAAACAATTAACAAAATAGATATAATAAGATGAACATAGAAATTTACTCAAAACCAGATTGCCCCTACTGTGACAGGGCGGTGTTTATTGCACAACAAATAATACAAGAAACAACTCACATCAAGTATGAAAAGAAAATGTTAGATGAAGATTTTACATTTGAAGAACTACTTGAGAAGTCACCAAACGCGAAAACCTTTCCGCAGATATTTGTGGACGGTGAACTCATTGGTGGATTTAATGAATTTGAAAAAATGGAGTGGTGGGCAGACAGACAATGAGAATAGGATTCACTTGCGGTGCATTTGATTTACTACACGCTGGTCATGTTGTTATGCTTGAGGAAGCAAAAAATAATTGCGACTATCTGATAGTGGGGTTACAGTCAGACCCTACTCTGGATAGGTCAGATAAAAACAAACCAGTACAAAGTATATACGAGAGATTCATTCAGTTAAATGGTATCAAATATGTAGACGAAGTTATACCATATGACAGGGAAGCAACTCTGGTGGATATACTAAACACAAAACCGATTGATGTAAGATTTGTCGGTGAAGAGTATGAAGAGAAAGAGTTTACTGGTTCACACTTACCTATAGAAATTCACTATACCAGTAGACAACACACTTTCTCTTCTACAGATTTAAGGAAAAGAGTGAGGAATGCTCCTAAACCAAAATGACATTGGTGGATATGTTGCTAAACAAGATGATAGATATATCGTCAAGGATAATCCTTTTGGCAACACATTAGTAATTAGTAGTACGCGACTGCATGGTGGACAGGAAACTACAGGACACAAACACGATGGTCAAGAAGAGGTATATTTTTTTATTGAAGGTGAAGGTATCATAGAATTGGATTCGTTATACACCCATGTTAAGGCTGGTGATATAGTCCCAATTCAAGATGGTGTTTTTCACAAAGTTTATAATAGTTCAGATAACAATGATTTATATTTCATTTGTGTATTTGACGGAAAGAGAAAAGTATGAAGATAACATGTGCTAGATTGCGGTCTAATGTAAAGTATGAAGGCCCACTACAAACGGTACTAGATAGTTTCTTAGAGAACTATGTAAAGTGGATGAGGGCAAATCCTCAACATGAGTACGGAACCTATAACATATCATTTGATGGTACTAGACCCAAGAGAACACCAGAGTCAATAGAATGGGCTGACGCGATAGTAATTCCTAGTGATAGTGAGTTTAGATATCATGGTGAGTTACAAATGAATCCAAAAGACTTGGCGAAGTCACAGTCTCATATGGATAACATCATACCATTCTTCAAAGACAAACATGTCATTGTTATGAGGAGTGATAGAGGTGATGACGAAAAGTTATACAGAGAAGAGACACTACAGAATGTGCCAATCAAATCTTACACAGAGATTGATGAGATTGATTTCTCTGGTAACATACATGGAATGAAGTATCACTTTATAAGAAACAAATTTGGTAACCCACTATTCACTACGGCAAAGAGAACTGACTTTGGATATTGGGGACGCATGAAGACAGGGTGTAACCGCGATAAGATTATTAGAAAGATTTACCGTGACCCAGACTTAAGCACATGTTTGATTGGTGGATTCCCATCTGGTATTCAAAGACAGGCTTCGTGGATAAAAGATTGGAATCAACTATATCCTATGTTAGAACCATGCAGATGGACATTATGTTTCAACTGGAAGGATGAGACTGCTACTACATCTAGGTATGTGGAGGCACTCGCAATTGGAATGATACCTTTTGTGTGGAGACAGTACGATAAGAATAATACATATAACATAGACCCTTGGCAAAGGATAGAAGACTTTGATGATTTAAAATCTAAGGTCATGGAACTGAGGGATGAGAGTGTACTAGAGAAAAAACTTGAAGAGTATAGAATGAACTATGGTAAGAAACTATTAACTCTTGAAGGATACTATGACATATTCTCTTACAAAATGAATAGGGGGTTGAATGAAAATAGCGTTAGTTAACGACACACATTTTGGTGCTAGGTCAGACAGTTTGCCGTTTGATGCTTACTTTAGAAAATTCTATGATGAGTTCTTCTTTCCAGCATTAGCGGAAAGAGAAATCAAAACTGTTATGCACTTAGGTGATATATTTGACAGAAGAAAGTATATGAATTATAATACTCTTAAAAGTTGTAGAGAGTATTTCTTTAACCAAGCTAGAGACCTAAATATAGATATGCATGTGGTGCCTGGCAACCACGATACATATTTTAAAAACACCAACGATGTTAACGCGCCAGAACTTCTACTACAAGAGTATGAGAATGTCAAAGTATATCCCGAAATTACTGAACTTGAATTTGATAACAGAAAAATTCTCTTTGTTCCTTGGATATGTAGTGACAATTATAACAGTACTATGGATATGGTCGGTAGAACAGACGCAAAAGTTTGTTTCGGACATTTCGAGTTCTCTGGGTTCCAGATGTACGCGGGCATGCCGAATGAGCATGGAATGGATCATACTGCCTTTGAGCGCTTTGATTTGGTTTGCAGTGGTCATTACCATCACCGTAGCAGTAGGGATAATGTGGTCTATCTTGGTAATCCTTACGAAATTACATGGTCGGATTTTAATGATGCACGAGGATTTAACATCTATGATACAGAAACGAATGAATTAGAGTTTATGCAAAACCCTTATAGAATGTTTCACAAGATATTCTATAATGATGTCGATGATGATGTAGAGTATGACTTGACAGGATTAGTTGGTGGTTGTGTAAAAGTTATTGTTGTAAAGAAAGAAAACTTCACGAAGTTTGACAAACTAATCGATTCACTTTACAGTTGTAACCTAGTTGAGTTAAAGATTATCGAAGACTTTTCAGAGTTTGAGGACAACGCGGTAGGAGAAATGGATTTGAAACTGGATGATACAATAACTCTTTTAAATGACTATGTAGATAATACTGTAACTGAGTTAGATAAAGATAGGTTAAAGTCACTGCTTCAATCTTTGTATGTAGAAGCACAACATGTAGAGACATAGTATGGCACAGGTTAAGATGGGGACTGTTATTGAGAACAACCCATACGGAATTGATAAAAAAACATTGATCACTGGTGGATGTTCTTTTAGTGTAGATGGTTGTTGGCCAACACAACTCGCGTATGGTTTAGATATGGAATATATGATTGCAGGCCAGTCTGGTGCTGGGAATGAATTTATCATGACTGCGACATTGTTTAACATTAGCAATTGGTTGGCAGAAGGTGGAGACCCAGAAAATTTGTTAGTTGGTGTGATGTGGTCTGGTGCTGATAGAATTACTCATCACTTTATAGATGCAGAAGAAAACGGATTGGGTGACTGTGCAGGCGCATGGGGAAAAATTTCTGACGAGTCTGGAGACTACATTACTTTTGCTCCATCACAAGTCGGGCAAAGCAGACAGGATATTAATACAGGAAAAAATAGGTATGCGGATTTGGGAGATTTTATTCTCAATGAATTATATGCAACAGATGTTCAGAGAGTTCTACATACATTAAAAAGTATTTTTACTCTTCAAGAATATCTAAAAAGACATGAGATACAATACTTTTTTATGAAGTTTACAGAAGATGCATTTTTACAGTGGATTTTTGATAGAGATGACACTCTTAGCAGTGGACTAGGGTGGGAACATGATGATATAAAATGGTGGGCAGAACTTATAGATTGGGATAAATTTATAGAAGGCGGAATGTATCAATGGTGTTATGACCACGCGGATAGACCGTTTGTTGAAGAAAAAAAGTTTGGATGGGAACCAACACGGAATAATCCACAACACCCAAGTCATCCACAACATAAACAATACACAGAACAAGTTATAATTCCTTACCTAAAGGAAAATGGTTATGTCTAACGCATTTAAGATACCAGTTATACCAAAGTATGAAGAGGGTAAAAAGTATCTTGTAATTGCTGGATGCTCGTTTACCGCACCACCCAATCAGTGGCCAGAGAGAACTGACATTAAAGATTTAGGTAAGGAGTTGGTTTGGAATTCATGGGGAGAACAGACTGCTGATGTGCTAGACATGGTTTGTATTAACAGTGGTATTTCTGGTGTTGGAAACAATATGATTATGCGACAGTTGTTATACACACTCCATAGAATGTTTGAAATGGGATATCCAAAAGAATCAATCATTGCTAGTGTAATGTGGTCTGGATGTGATAGAACAGAAATTTTTATGAATGATGATGAAGAAAAAATTGTACCAGAAAGAGGTGCTCCAGTAAGACCAAGAAAAAATATCTTAGGTAGCAATGGATACTGGATTAGTTTTAATCCCTCTACTGTAGGATACATGGAACAACAAATGAACTCAGATGCACCTTTTGTAAATTTTCCAGAATCGTGTAGAAAATATATAGAGATAGGTAATCATATTTATTTTAGAACTTGGGCAAGTGAAGTACAAAGAATTCTATACAGTTTACAATGTGTTCTTACAACACAAGAGTTTTTGAAAAACAAAGGAATAAAGTATTGTTTCCAGCGATACACTGCTGACTGTTTTATGGAAGAGACATTTGACTATACTAATCCAGAACTAAGTTGGATTGACTCTTTTATTGATTGGGATAAATTTATAGAGGGGGGTGAGTTTGAATGGTGTTATGATAATACCGAAGGCCCCTTTGTGGAAGAAACAAGATTGGGATGGAAAAAAGAAGACAGAGCAAAAGAACCAATGCACCCTACAGTTAAACAACATCAAAAATACGCGGAGGAGGTGGTAGTTCCCTTTATTAAAAAATTATGATTACATTTGAGAAAATAAGATGGAAAAACTTTTTATCAACAGGAAATAGTTTTACCGAAATAGAATTTAATCGAAGTCCTAGTACTTTGGTGGTTGGTGAAAATGGAAGTGGTAAGTCTACAATGCTTGATGCTGTGTGTTTTGCGTTGTTCAATAAACCATTTCGTAAGATTAGTAAGACTCAATTGATTAACTCTATCAACAATAAAAAATTGGTTGTTGAGATTGAGTTCAGAATAGGAGGCAAACAGTATAAAGTTATTCGCGGTGTCAAACCTAACATTTTTGAAATTTATCTAAACGATAATATGATAGACCAAGATGCTGCTGTACGAGACACACAAAAGTATCTTGAAGAAAGTATACTGAAGATGAACTTCAAATCTTTTACACAGATTGTTATATTGGGTAGTGCTTCTTTTACACCGTTCATGCAGTTACCTACTGCATCACGCAGAGAAATTATCGAAGACATATTAGACATTGAGATATTTACAACAATGAATGGTGTGTTGAGAGACCACATTGCTGTTCTCAGAGATGAGATACGCGATGTAGAAACTGAAGTAGAAGTAGCAAAACAAAAAGCCACTGTTCAAAGAAAGTATATTGAACAGTTGGAAAAGGACAAGAAAATCAAAGTTGATAAAATTAAGGAGAAAATTGATGAACTCATCGAGGCGACTACTGACCTTGAAACAAAACTTTCAGAGGCAAGCGCAGAGAAGGAGAGTCATGATGACCCGAAAGAGCGGAAACGCAAACTGGATGGTATCAAAGACAAGCTCGAATCCAACCTCAGAAAGGCAAGAAAAGAACTCAACTTCTACCACGATACAGACGAATGCCCAACCTGTAAACAAGGACTGACACATGACTTCAAGGAAGAAAAACAAAAAGAGAAGTCAGAAAGAATACAAGAGTTAGAAACTGGTTTATTAGATATGGATGTGGAGTACAGTGCTGTTCATGATGCGATAGAAAAGTATGATGAGATTGTGACCAACATAACAGAACTTCAGAGTGAAATTATATCTCAAGAAAGATATAAGAACAGATTGACTTTGGAACTGAATGAAGCAGAAACCAATGTCGCAGATATCGATGAAGAGAAAAATAAACTAAAAACTCTTGCAAAGGATGTAGTCGATAAGAATGTAATCAAAACCAACAAAGGTGAAGAACAACATTACAATACTGCAGCTGCTAGTTTGCTCAAAGATACAGGCATTAAGACCAGAGTTATCAGACAGTATCTACCAATCATCAATCAGTTGGTAAATAAATATTTGGCTGCGATGGATTTCTTTGTTCATTTTGACTTGGATGAAAAGTTCAATGA